GGTGAGGAGACTTTCACGCGGAGTTTGGCGGAGGCGGGTTTGGAGTCGCATATGCGGGTTGGCCTGCCGAGGGTATCGAAGTCGGCACCGTACGTGGTGACGATCCAGTTTGACGAGGGGCGTACCGATCAGGGTGCGCCCGGAACGGAGGTAACACTGTGAGTTCTAAACCACGAACACGGGAACACTTCCCGAAGATGAAACAGCGCGGACGGTACCGCGCATATCGAGCCCCGAGAACGAACCTGTTCCCGGGGCTCGCTCGTGCCAGCGAGGCGCTCGCTTCTATCGCTACGGCCGCGTACCTCGCCAGGCTGCAGGTGAATGCGCTCATGCGTGAGGCACTCGTCCTTGAGGCAAGGCGAAAGATCGCGTTCACCCAGGAAATGTACGCTCGCGAGGACGAGAGGCGGGCTCGCGAGCGAACTGAGATCGCCGATTCAATCAACCGATGGGCTGGGCATCCCGAGCAGACCATCCGCGGCGCTCAGGCATCCGTGGTCTTGATTGATGAAACCCCTCTGCTGCAGGATGTTGCCGTGCGGCGGCCCTGGTGGAAGTTCTGGGCCCGATGAGCGAGAGACTGTGTGCCCGCGGGTGCGCCCGGGACGCCATGCACGGGCTGCTCATCTGCTGGCGGTGCGTAGACCGGGTGAAAGCCGCCCTCGACGGCGCACCGGACCTGGTGGCACAGTTGGGGATCCTGATCGACCCCCGCCGGGCGCAGGTGTACAACGAACAGGTTGTGTCCCGCCCGCTGCTGGTCAACGGGCAGGCCCCGATGAGCGTGTCCATGATCGACGCCCGCGACGCCATCGCGGCCGCACTCGTGAAATGGGCCAAACACTACGGCGACCCCCGGGAATACTTGTACTACTCGAACGGGGTACCGTCCACCGCGACACCGGAACGCTCAGCCGACGTGCTGCGCGGCGCGGCCGAATGGATCATCACCGCCTGTGACCTCGGCAACCAGGACGACACCCTGGGCCTGTGCCGAGACCTGCTGTCCAACCCGGACGATCCGACCGCATGGACCGTGGAACGCGCCAAGCACACCTACATGCCCGACGAACGCCCCACGGTGGTCAAGGGCGAAGGATGCCCCGGGTGCGGGCTCCTGACGATCAGGCGCACTCCTGTTGGCGAGCACGGCGAAGATCCAGCGTTCGAGTGCCTCGGCTGCCACTGGACCCCGCCCTCCGACGAGTACGAACGGTTCCGGTCCCTGTTCGATGACGGGGTGCGTAGATGATCCCTGACACCAGAAACCACGTTTACGTGCCGCGAGGGGAGGCCCACATTTTCGTGGGGCGGTCACCGATCACCATCCGACGTTGGATCAGCGACGACCGGATCGGCGTCACCGAATCCGGCCTGATCTGGCTGCCAGACCTCATCGAACTCGCCAAGCGCCGAAAACGCGGACGCCCACGAAAAAAGGAACAATAAGAACACAACCCCTGCTATACTTGACGTAGTCGATAACTGGATCTAACCCCCGTTTAGTAAAGTTGCACAGAAAGGCCGCTCCCTCACCGGAGCGGCCTTTTTGCGTTAAGACAGGTGCCGGGGCCTGATGACCCTTCATTGAGCTGTGGCGCAGCGAGAGCACCGACCGCGCTGGGGTAGCTCACCCCGTGTCTCCTCACATGTATCGAGCGTGCGCGGCCGCCGGGTTGACCTTTCCCCGACGGCCGCGCCCCAAAAGCTCGCACTCCTGGCAGAGTGCGGGGACTGACAGCCCTCACTGTCAGAAATGTTGTAGATCGAAATAGCAACTCGTAAAAGCTTCGTCAACTCCTGGATCACGGTCATGATCTCCAGCGTTGTCGAGCCTCATAAGTGCTGGTGGCCCCGCAGACGCATACGGGGCATTGAATGCATGTCAGGTGCGATCACGCGCCACCGGGACGCCGGATGCCATGCACACGTGCGGCGGCACGGTAAACACGCGCATTCCCGGGTAGCTCAGTTGGTAGAGCCCTTGACTGTTAATCAAGTCCGCGTTGGTTCGAATCCAACCTCGGGAGCGGCTGGCGGTACGACGCCGGCACCATGAGTCATACAAACCCCGCAAGCGTAGTGGCCACTATGCCCGGGGATCGTACACACGCCCTGCTGCTGGAACGGTAGACAGTGCGCCCTCAAAAGGCGCTGCCCTTCGGGGCGTCCGGGTTCGAATCCCGGGCCGGGCACAATGCGAGATGCCGCACATTGGTAGCCAAGAGCAAGACCACCCTGGCGGCATAGCTGGCCAGCCTCGCAGAAGACCAGGTATCGGGCGGGATGAGCACCCCGACTAAGTCAGCGTGATCCGCTCATGAAAAACACGCAGCTTGGCACCTATTCAGAAGCATCCACCTAGCCTCACCTTCACCGGTGGGGCTTTTCTCGTTTAAGGAGCCCCACGACATGGACCCGCTGCTAGCCTTCCTAGTCTGCTACTCCGCAACCATGACTGTGGGGCTCTGGGGGTACATCGGGCCGCGCCATAGCCGCCTGGGACGTGAATGGCTGGAAGCACGCGCCGAGGCCCGGGAGCTGAAAGAGCGACTGCGCTGGATCGAGGGCGAGCTGGTTAGCCGCAGCATCGAGATCGACTGGCCCCAGGAACGCCTCCTCACCGCCGAGGACCTGAACGGATGGGACCACAACCATGCACCCCTGTCCTGAGTGTTCTGCCGAGTACCCGTCACCGTTGGCTGCTGCTGAGTGTGGCGAGGCTGACCGGGTACAGGACCGCCGCAACCGCGAATGGCTGAGAGGAGCCAAACGATGACCACCCCACAGCACATCCTTGATCGAATCGACGCCCGGGCCGCCGCAGCTATCGAGCGCCTCGGAACCGAGACCGTGGCCGCCCGTCCGACGCCGCCCACCTTGCGGGAAGAACTGACCGCCCGCGTCATGCACGCGCTGGACCGCACAAAAGAGCCCACACTGGTGAGTGACCTCGATGCAATCGGTCAGGCTGTCCTCTACCTGCTCGGTCGGGAGCCAGCGCCCCAGCGGCCCGCCGCGGATCATCCCCACAACTGGGATGTCGTCACTGAGGAAAACCAAGCCATGACCAAGGCCAAGCCTTTCCTGTACCAGTACCTGCGCTGCGTGTCCTGCGGCGAGCGCCGCGAAATCCCTGAGTAGGCCGAGGAGAACATCATGACCGAACTGAGTGCAGCCGCCCGCGAACTACTGACGGCCCACTACCAAGGACAGACCGTCGGTGCCGCCCGCAGCCTTGTCGAGCATCAACGCAAGATTGAGAGCCGCGCCGAGCTTGCATCCGACCTCGGGCTAACCGAGACCGAGCAGGAAGCTGACTACCAGGCTGCCCTGGCTCGCGCCGAGGCTGAGGCTAATCCCACCCGATAGTGAACCCGGGTAGGTCGGCCAGGTCCACGGGCGATCCGGTGTCGGCCCATACCCCGGAGATAGCCCGGGACTTGGGCATGCGGGATACCGGGTCGGGTTCGGTGACCAGCACCACGAGTGCTGTGCGTCCAGACGGCTTGTGATCAAGCTCGCGTTCACGTTCCATACCCGACACCCTACCCGCACCCGGGAAGCCGAGGCGCACCCAATAGCGGGTCACACATAGCCGTAGCGTCCGTGTGCGCCGCGCACCAGCACCCGCAACCTCTCCGCCTACCCGGCACCCCATCACGCCACACACCACCCGTCAGGAGGCCACACGCTCATGACTGGATGGTATAGCAGCGACCGACGCCAACACCTACCCAAGAACTGGCAGAGCCTACGCCTGCAGGTCAAGGCGCGTGCAGGTGGACAGTGCGAAGTACGCGACCGCAAAGGTGTCCGCTGCCTCAACCCTGGTACCGAATGCCACCATCTAGGCTCACGCACAGACCACAGACTCGACAAGCTCCAATGGATCTGCGCCCCATGCCACAAGACCGAAACAAACGCGCAAGCGAAACGCGAACAACACGCACGCTACATCACCGCACGCAAACGAACCCCCGAACCCCACCCCGGACTCCAACCAACCCAACCCACCCAAAAAAGAGGCGGGGGGAGCCCCCTTGCCCCTTGACAACGGACCGTCGGGGCTAGCGTATGCAAATTTGAAGTAGAAATGGCCCATTTTTTCAGGTGGAGGGACGGGACGATCGAGCCGGGAAGGCTGGTGTTTTATGCCTCGTGAGGTTCAGCCGTGTGGCACGTATGCCGCGTATCAACGGCACAAGCGTAAGAAGGAAACGCCGTGTGGCCCGTGTGTGAAGGCGAACCGGGAGCGGTCGGCTAAGTCGGCTGGTCGTGGCTCGGAGTCGAAGCAGGCGGCCCCGCGGCTTGAAGCAGTGAAGTCTGCTTCATCTGCTTCACGTGGGCCGAGCCCGGTGCGGACGCTGCCGACGGGCTCGCCGCAGTTTGACCACCCGAGCGCGACGCGGCTGTGGGCCGATGTCACTGACGCCTATGACCTGGCTGTGCATGAGCTGTTGATCCTCGAGGCTGCGTGCCGTGAGCAGGACATCATCGACCGTCTCGATGCCGAGCTGCAGTATGCCCCGTTGATGTCGAAGGGTTCGATGGGTCAGGACGTGGCCAACCCGCTGCTGGGTGAGGTGCGGCAGCATCGTGCCGAGTTCAACCGTTTGCTGAAGTCCCTCGATCTTGATACCGCCGGCGCGGCTGCTGCCCCGGCTGCGGATTCTGGCCCGTCTGTGTGGGCGGTGTGATGGAGGTGGTTGTGTGGCTCGTTTGCGCGCAACCACGAAGCATGACGACTCTGCGGAGATCCTGGCCTACTATCGGGCGCTGACCGCACGGCCGTATGAGCCGGAGAATCTGGCGTACCCGCCGACGCGTATCGGCCCGTCCTGGGCGACTGATGATGCTGGTCGGTTCGAGCTTCCTGAGCATTCGCTCGGGTGGGCGTCGCTGGTGTGGACGGGGCAGAAGCTCAAGCACGACGGCAAGCCGTGGATGTTCACCGCCGAGCAGGCTCGCCTGTGGCTGTGGTGGTACGCCGTGGACGAGTCGGGCACGTTCGTGTTCGACCGTGAGGGGGTGATCCAGCGTCTCAAGGGGTGGGGCAAGGATCCGTTCGCCGCCGCCCTGTGTATCACCGAGCTGGTGGGCCCGTGCCGTTTCGGTGGTTTCGATGGTGGCCAGCTGCTCGTGGTGGACGAACCTGCAGCCCATGTCCAGATAGCTGCGGTCACGCAGGCTCAGACGAAGAACACCATGAGGTTGTTCCCCTCGCTGATCCCGGCGGAGACCCGCGCCGAGTACGGCATCCAGATCGGCAAGGAACAGATTTATGCACGTGGGTCAGAGCGGTTCTTGGAAGCTGTCACGTCGAACCCCGCACCGCTTGAGGGTGGCCGGGCGACCCTTACCCTGCTGAATGAAACCCATCACTTCAAAGCTGCGAACAACGGCCTGGCCATGCTCGACATGTTCGAGCGTAACGCCACCAAATCCAACGGTGGCGCGTCCCGGCTGCTGCACATCACCAACGCCTACAACCCTGGTGAAGACTCGGCGGCCGAGCGAACCCGCATCGCCTACGAGTCTTCGCTTGAGGACAAGGAGGGTGTTAAGCGGTCGCAGCTGTCGGGCATGATGTACGACTCGCTGGAAGCTCCACCTGACGCCCCGCTGACCGCGGAGGACGCCGAGGAAGTCGTGCGCGGCGTCCGCGGCGACTCGATTTGGCTGGATCTGGACCGGATCCGTGAATCGATTCTCGACCCCCGTAACCCGCCGTCCCGCTCGCGCCGGTTCTGGTACAACCAGATCACCGCGAACGAGGAATCGTGGGTGTCCCCGATGGATTGGGACGCGCAGTCTCGGCCGGAGCTCAGCCTGCAGGACCGCGACGAGATCGTGATGTTCTTCGACGGCTCGAAATCCGATGACGCGACCGCGCTGGTCGGCTGCCGGGTCTCTGACGGGCTCGTGGTGCCGCTCGGTCTGTGGCAGGCCCCGCCGATGAAGCGTCGCGGCGAATGGGTCGTGGACCGGGCTGCGGTGAACCTGCGGATCCGGGCCCTGATGAAGCAGTACCGCGTCGTCGGGTTTTGGGCTGACCCCTCCCACACCAAGGAGGACGGCACCCTCGACCGGTTCTGGCAGCCACTTATCGATGAGTGGCATCGGGACTTCCATCACAAGCTCACCCTCTGGGCGCAGCCCGGCCGTGACGGTCACTCGATCGCGTGGGACATGTCCAACACGTCGTCCAAGGGCAAGGGTGCGATTTTCGTGCCTGGTGCTGAGGCGTTCGTGGAGGACGTGGAAAACGGCGACCTGATCCACGACGGCTCTGCAGAGCTTGCCCGGCATGTGAAGAACGCACGCCGGTTCCCCACCCGGTTTGGTGTCTCGCTGTCGAAGGACGGCCCGGAGTCGCCCCGGAAGATCGACCTCGCGGTGTGCGCGGTCGGTGCTCGAATTATGCGCCGTCAGGTGCTCAACACAACGGCTCGACGCAAGGGCCGTGTTTGGTAAGGAGCCACATGGTGGACGAAATCACCGCGCCCGAGGAGTACAAGCCTCCTGCGCACATGCAATCTCTGGTTGAAGAGGTCCTCATCCCAGCTTGGAAAACCGAGCGCGAGCGCCAGACCAAGTTCGAAGATTGGGCCCGAGGCCGGCATGAGCCGCCCTACAAGCCGGACGAGAACATGCCTGAGTTCAACGCTCTCATGGAAAAGGCCAAGGTGCCGCTTATCGGCGCTGTCATCAGGGTGTTGCGCCAGGCATTCCAAGTCACGAACTACATTCCCGGCGAAGGCGTCAGCCGTGACGACCTGTGGAAAATCTGGGTGCGTAACCGCATGGTGGGCCGGCAGAACCGGATCTGGGAGCCCGCCCTTATCGGCGGTCTCTCGTACACCGTAACCACGCTCGACGCGTTCGGGCAGGTAGACATCAAGGTGTTCTCCGGGAAGAACATGATCGCCCTGTACGAGGATCCCGAGGCCGACGAATGGCCCACGGTTGCCGCGTACAGCGAGAAGAAGAACGACAAGGAATGGTTCTTCACGGTCATTGACTCGACCCACTTCCACACGTACTCCATGGGGCATGAGGGAAGCGAACCCAAACATTTCGAGTCTCGCGCCCACAACACCCCCGGCGGTCTGGTTCCCGTGGTTCGATATCACGGCGAAATGGACTCCGAGGGCAACGTGCGCGGCGAAGTCGAGGCGCTGATCCCCGTTCAAATGGCTGTGGATCAGGCCAAGTTTGACCTGCTGCTCGCACAAACCTACGGGTCTTGGAAGGTCCGATACGCCACCGGCGTAGAGGAACCCGAAAGCGACGAGGAACAGCGTCGCACCAAGGTGCAACTCTCGCACGATCGAATCCTCACCAGTTCGAACCCGGACACGAAATTCGGCACTCTCGACGGTACCGACCTGCTCGGGTACATCGAGGCGGGCAAGGCGTCCAAGCAGGAGCTCGCGACGATCTCACAGATCCCATCGAAGTCAATCGTCGGTGCGCAGGCCAACACCGCGAGCGGTGCCGAGGCGCAGGCCGCCGACGAGTCATCCATGCTGCGCAAGATCCACGACTACACCACCAGCTTTGGTGAGTCGATCGCCCAGCAGAACCGGCTCAACGGTCTGCTCGCCGGGATCGAGGGGGCGTGGGAGGACTACGGCGGCACGGCGGAATGGCGCGACGCGTCTATCCGGTCGCTCGCTCAGGTCGCCGACGCCGTGCAGAAGCTGTCGGCCGAGTCGCTGCAGATCCCGAAGGAAGCGCTCTGGGAGATGCTGCCCGACATTGGGCCGGAGACGACAGCAAAGTGGAAGGAACTGGCCCAGTCGGATCCGCTCCTGCAGCTGCTCAAGGGGACCCGCGAGGATGCCTAGCGTCACCGCGCTGGCCGCGGACCTTCGACGCGAGCAGATCAAGCTGGCCGACCGGCTCGTGCTCGATCTGGTGGAGGTGTTCGGTGCCCTGAATTTCAAGGGCATCGACACCTCCGCCCCGGGGTGGGCGGCGGCGGTCATCGCGGCCACCACCACTCATCACAGGGCCGCGGCCGAGCTCGGCGCGACCATGTACCTGGATCTGCGCCGCGAGGTCGGGGTGAAGGGTCCGGTGAATATCGCTACCCCGGATCTTGACCGGGGCGCGCTGGAAGCCGCGCTGGCACTGAACGGCCCGTATGCCGCGAAGCATGGAATGGCGATCGGCCGGCGCATCTCGGAGCTCGCCCCGGCAATCTTCGCGAACACCGCCGGCGCGGCCACCAAACTGGCGCTAGCCGGGTCTCGCGACACCATCGAGATCACCGCGGACACGGACCCGAAGGCACTCAGCTATGTGCGTATCGCCTCGGCCAAGCCGTGCGATTTCTGCGCCCTGATGACTCAGAAATCGTACCTGTCGATGCAGTCTGCTGGCACCGCGGCCGGAACCCGGAATAGAGCGCTGAACCCGCGCGCCCGAGGAGCCAGCTATCACGCGCACTGCCGGTGCACGGTCGTGCCGTACTTCTCGGCCGACTCGTGGCCAGACGGCGCACACCGGCAGGCCGAAACCTACGCCGACCTGTGGAAGCGTGCAGCGTCATTCGGCGGCACCGAGCAGCAGATCACCAAACGATTCTTCGACCTCTACTCGGAGATCGCCTAAAGACTTCCCCGGCAAAGTGCCGAGGTACATGAGAGCCACAGGAGGGCTACATGACGCAGGAAACCACCGCAACCGAGACCGCCGACGGCCAGGAGCCCGAGAACGTGGAAACCCCGGAAGCGACCGACGAGACCGAAACTCCCAACGCCGAGGATGCAGAGCAGACCGGCGGAGACTTCGACGGCGAGTTCGACCCCGCGCGTGCGCGGCAGACGATCAACCGCCTTCGAGCCGAGGAGAAGAAGCTCAAGCAGGAGCTCGCCGACGCGAAGAAGCCGACCCCGGCCGCGCCGGACCCCGCCCTGCAGCTCGAAAACCTGCAGCTGAGTGTCGCGCTGCAGCTCGGCATCCCCAAGGACCTCGCGCTGCGCCTTCGCGGCACCACCGAGGAGGAACTAATCGCGGATGCCGACGCACTGATTGCTCAGTTCGAGCGCAAGCCCGCGGCCCCCGCACGGGTCACCCGCACCGGTCCGAAGGGCGGCACCACGCCGTCCGCCGAGCCGGAGAAGTCCCCGCGCGATATCGCCGCAGGCATCCGCCTGTCATAGCAACACCAAACCCTCAGCCGTCCACAAACGTGGGCGGCTTTCGCATTTAACAAGGAGGCCACTTTGGCACACATCTTCCAGAAGGCAGACAAGGTCGCGCCCGTCGCGCTCGAGATCCTGCAGCGTCAGATCATCCTGCCCACCCTGTTCCCGAGCCGCTACGGCATCGCGGACTTCAAGGGGGCCAAGGGCGACGTCGTCAACATCAAGCGACCCGCGATCCTCAAGGCCCGCGACGCCGGGTTCCGCAGCCGCAACGCGATCGTCATGGACGACCTCACCACCTCGCGTATCCAGGTGAAGCTCGACAAGTACCCGTACTCGGGCGTCTCGCTCTCCGACGAGGAGGCAACCCTGGACGTGGAGAACTACGCCCAGGAGGTCACCGCCCCCCAGGCCGGAGCGCTGGCCCGCGACTTCGAGGACTCCATCGCTGGCATCCTCAAGAACGCAACCTATGTCCACACCGCAAAGTACGCCGAGGCCACCGACGACCCCCGCAAGGTCGCTATCGAGGCTCGCAAGCTGCTCAACCAGTCCGAGGTGCCGGCCGCCGGCCGCTACTGGATCGTCGGTGCCGACGTGTCGGCCGCGATCGCCGGCTACGGCAAGCTGCTTGACGTGGACACTTCCGGGCTGGCCGAGGCCGTCCGCGATGGTGTCGTTGGCAAGCTCGCTGGCTTCACCATCGTGGAGTCCAACGCGCTTGCGCCGGCCGATTCGTACTTCGTACACTCGTCCGCGCTGGCTCTGGCCTACGTCGCCCCGGCCGCACCGCAGGGCGCGAAGTCCTCGGCAATCGCGGTAGAGGGCGGGCTGACCGTCCGCCAGCTGTTCGACTACGACGCATCCACCCTGGCCGACCGCTCGATCCTCTCGGTGTTCACCGGCGGCACCGCGGTCACTGACCCGAAGCTCAAGGCCGACGGCACCGTGTCCATCAAGAACGGCGAGGTGGAGATGGAGTTCATCCGCGCGGTCAAGGTGACCTTCACCCCGAAGCCCACCGGGGCCGGCTCCTAATGGCCGGGTCCCCGCTCGTTGATCTAGCCACCCTCGCCGGCTGGCTTGCGGTCGAGTTCGAACCGGACTCCACCGAGGAAAAGCGGGCGGGGATCGTCCTCGGGTCCATCTCCGACTACGCTCGCGCCGAGGCCCGCCGAGACGACTGGACCATCGCCAATGTTCCCGGTGATGTGTCCACGATCGTGTTGATGGTCGCGGCGCGGGTCATGGTCAACCCTGACGGGAAGACCTCGGTGACCATCGAGGACGTGACCCGCCGCTGGGAATCTGGGGAGATTTTCTCCGAGTCTGAACTGCGGGCCTTGCGGAAGTACCGCAAGGGTTCCTCGGGCGGGCTCGGGTCGATCCAGTTCACTCGCACCGAAACCAGATCCGACTCCTACCGGGTGCCGGTCGAGGGTGGAAGGCCGGTGACGCTGTATGACGGCCGCGGGTATTGACCTGCTCATGGCGCAGCGTGAGGCCGAAGCCGGGATGCACGACACATGCGTGATCGGGTTCGAAACTCACAGCACCGTCCTGGACGAGGCCACCGGCGAATACCCGCTGGTGATCTCCACACCGGTGTATGAGGGCGCATGCCAGGTGATGAACGCGGGCGGTACCGCCCGCGTGGTTGCCGGTGGTCAGGTGGAAGCCGACCAGGGCACGCTCCTGAAACTGCCCGTGAAGGCGGTGGGGGTGCGTACGGACATGATCGTGCGGATCCTCACCGCCGGTTTCGACCCGGACCTGCCCGGCACCATCTACAGGGTGTTGGGGCCGGCGAAGAAAACCTATGCCGCCACCCGGCGGTTCCGAGTAGAGGAGAAGGTGTGATGGGTATCGATTCATCCGAGGTTCGTAGCCTCTCCGCCAGTCTCGGTGAGATCCCGGACAAGTCGTTGAAGAAGGTGCGGCAGGCCACTGAGGTGACCGCGCGCAAGACCAAGGACTCGTGGAAGGGGAAACTCGCCGGCGGCAAATACCTGCCTCACCTGTCCCGGGCCGTGAGCTACGAGCTCAAAGGGCATATCGGCATCGGCGGGGTGAAACTCTCCGCCGAGATCGGCGTGGAAAAGGGCAGCGCGCAGGGCCCACTCGCGGTCTTTGACGAGTTCGGCAGTATCAACAACGCTGGCACCAGCAACGGGGCCAACTCGTTGGTTGAGAACGTCGATGACTTCGTGAAGGGTCTCGAAAAGGCTATGGAGCCGGACCTGTGAGCCGTGCCCATGACAAGGCGCTGCTTGCGGTGTTGTCCGCTATCCCGGCACTCAAGGGGAAAGTGTTTCCGACTCAGGTGCCGCGGGACCCCGCCGGGGCCGTGACCGTGCCGCCGCCGTACGTGGTGGTGCAGCCGGCCGACGGCACCGACGATACCGACCGGCTGGCCGGGCCCCGGCTGCGGCAAAACCCGTCCTGGACCATCCACTCAGCCGGGACCACCACGGACCAGGCGAAGTGGGCAGCCGAGCAGGTCAAAAACCAGCTCGTCAACCGCGGCCTCGGCATCCACCTCACCGTCCCCGGGGAGCGGCCGGGGCGCATCCGCTACGAGTCACCGGTCCCGGTGCGCGTAGACACCACCGTGGTGCCGCCCGTGCACGTTCACACCGCCACGGTCGGGTTCACCTCGGACCCGGCCTAACCATCTCTCAGCCTCACCCAAACGGGTGGGGCTTTTTCTATGCCCGAAAACGGGCAGAAGGGGGCCACTATGCCCGACATCATCGAGGAATACCCGCCCGCGGTAGACCAGACCGGCAACCTCACCCTGTACTGGGCGCTGCTCGCGGCGCTGGCCGATCCGACCAAGCCCAAGGTGACCGAGGCCGCCGGGTGGACCCGCATCACCTACAGCTTCCTGCCCGACGGCTACAACCTCACCGAGGACCAGGAAATCCTCAAGGACGAGCGCCTCACCGGCAAGCAGAAGCTCGAGTCCCTGGGCACTTCCGAGGCTGCACTCGAGCTCAAGTACGTGCAGTCCGAGGACCCGGACTCGGCCGCGCAGGTCCTCAAGGAGGGCCTGACCGGCTACATCGTGGAGCGCGCTGGCATCCCGAACAGCACTCAGGAGGCCGCCAAGCAGGAGGTTCTGCCGATCAAGGTGCAGCTCGGCAAGCAGCGTCGAGGCCCCCGCGACGGCCAGGGCAAGTTCACCATCCTGCAGAAGGTTTCGATCCTGTCGGAGATCGGCGTGCCCGTGCCGCTGGTCGCCGGGGCCTAACCTTCTCCACCTCCCTCGGGCGGCATGTTCACCGGCATGCCGCCCGGGGGTTTTCTCATACCCCGGTGTGCAGCGGAAGGAAATCCCAGTGACCACATTTTTTGACGAGCTTGACGAGCCGGTAGACCGCGATTACGAGGACGTGACCGTGTGCTTGTCCCGTCATATCGGGAAGAAGATCGGCGAGCTTGAGGCCGCGATCGACCGCGCCAAGACTGAGACGGAGCAGCGCCTCGCCGCCGCGGATCCCGCCGCCCCTCTCCGTGCCGAGCTTGAAGCGCTCCTGGCCAAGGGCGCGGGCAGCATGCACACCATCCGCATCTACCAGATGCCCGGAAACGACTGGCTGACCCTAACCTCGAAGTACCCTCCGCAGGCCGACAGCGAAATGGACCTGGCCGTGCACGGGTTCGACTTTGACCGTGTTTGCCTCGAAGCCGCAGGCACCGATGCTGAGATCGTGGACGGGGAAACCCTGTATCCCATCGAGCCCGGCCAGTGGATCAAGTTCATTGCCAAGGCCAGCGGTTACGACCTCGCCCGCATCCGCAACACCGCCTACGGCGTGAACGTGGTGCGTCCGCAGATCCTCGAGGCCGAACTGGGAAAAGCGTTGGAGGTAGCCGCCGCCTCCGAGAGCAACTAGACCTCGCCCTCCGGCTCGGGGTATCTCTGCGGCGGCTGAACGGCTGGGAACCCCGCACCATCACCACGCACGAATATGACGGCGACCGTCTCGTGCGCACCATCACCCGCGCCGAGCCGGAATTCACCGACCAGGAACGCGGCCTGCTCCTGGCCTATGCCCGGTACGAGCGCAACATCGGCCCACACGGGCAGCTGCTCACTGAGGCGATGGACCCCTCTGCGGATCCCAACGTGCCCTCGCCGCTGCGTTTCATCGCTGGCGAACCGGTACGTGACTGGGCCGAGCACGCCCGGCAAGTCCGGATCGAGAAATACCAGAAGGAAAACGGCGAGCACGCCGACCTGCGCGGCCTGATCTTCCCTGTGGAGAAGTGGCAACCGCCCGCGAAAACACCACCTGTAAGGGGGGCTCATGGCTGATCGTCAAGTCAAGGTAACACTCGATGCCGAGGTCGCCCGCTATCTCGCCAATATGGAGCGGGCCACCGCGGCCACCGACAAGCTCGGCGACGCCAGCGACAAGGCAGGCGGCAAGCAGAGCGCCATGAGCAAGGCTGGTGAGGCGGCGGCCGCAGTCATCAAGAACCTCTCCGCGCAGGCCGTTGTGGCCGGTGTCGGAGCGGTCGCACTCGGCGCGAAGGTGTTCGCCACCGGTGCCGCGTACAACTCGCTGCAGCAGAACGCCCGGCAGGCTCTGTCCACACTCATGGGCGGGGCCGAAAAGGCCAACGCGCAGATGGACAAGCTGGACGCGTTCGCGAAGAACTCGCCGTTCTCTAAGGCCGTGTTCATCCAGGCGCAGCAGCAGCTCATCGGTTTTGGTGTCGAGGCGAAAAAGGTGATCCCGACCTTGGACGCCGTGCAGAACGCCGTCGCCGGTATCGGCGGATCCAACCAGCAGATCACCGAGGTGGTCACGATCCTCGCGAAGATCCGCTCTGGTGCAAGTTTCGGCCAAGAGGACCTGAACCAGCTGGCCGACCGTGGTATCAACGCGGCCGCCCTCATGTCGAAGGCGTTCGGCCAGTCAGAGATGGAATTCCGCCAGACCCTGTTCGGCAACCCGCTCAAGGGCAAGGACGCGCTCAAAGCGTTCGATGCCCTGGTCGAGGGGATGGGCACCACGTTTGCCGGAACCACCGACAAGATCAAGGCCCAGTGGACTGGTGCGGCCGACCGCATCAAGGCCGCTACCCGTGACATCGGTTCGGCTATGGCGGAGCCGTTCATCTCGAAGAACGGCGGCGGGCTTGCTGTCCGCTGGGGCAACGATGTTGCCGACGTGCTGCGCGGAGTAGAGCGGGCAACGCTGGGCGTAGTGCCGGTCCTTATGGGCCGCCTGGTCCCGGCGATCACCGCAATCGACAAGGGGTTCGCCAACGCGAAGGTTTCGATCAATGGATTCTCCGCCACCCGCCTGGATTCCGAACTGTCCTCGCTCGGTGCACATGCACCCGCTTTGGGCGCTGTGGCCGGCGCGATCGTGTCGATGGGTGTGCAGGGCATCCCCGTGCTCAAGAACTTCCTCCCGGCGATCAACCCGGTCGCCGGTGCACTAATCGGCCTGGCGGCGGCATCCCCGGAGGTCCGCGCGGCCGGCGGCGATATTCTGCAGGCATTCAAGCCTCTGATCCCGGTGGCCACACAACTGGCGGCGACGTTCTCCCAGAGCTTGAACTCGGTCCTGCCGATCGCGATCGGTTTGATGGAGGCGACCGCGGCGGTTGTTGCCCCGCTGGCAAATGCGTTTGCCGCGATCCCGGCCCCCGTTGTTGCGGCCGGGCTCGCGTTCTTTGGTGCACGCTCAGCTATCTCCGGTCTGGAAGGCCCGCTGAGCGCAGTGGGAAGCGTCTTCGGCAACGTGATGGAGTCGTTCAGAGCGTCCCGCGGCGTCGCAGATGCCATGGGCGGGTCGGTCTCAACCTTGGGCGCTATGGCCCGGGCTGGGGTGGCCCCGATCACCGCGATCGGCGGAGCGATCAAGACTGCATTTTTCGCAAACCCGATTGGCCTGATTCTCACGGCGGCGGCCGGCGCGGTGGCGCTTTTTGCTGCAGCTAACGCGGAGGCTGCGGAGAAGGTCGCCGCCCACAACAAGCGCACACAGGATCTGCGCGAAACGCTCAACCAGGTGTCTGGTGCCGCTACCGAGGGAACCAAAGAATCGGTGCGCACGGCGATCGCGACCGAGGAACTCGGCGAGCGAATGAGCAAGGCCAGCGTGTCCGTCAAGGAGCTAGTGGATGCCTCTGTTGGTGGAGCTGAGGGGCAGAAACTGTTCCGGGACCACATGTTGGAGAGCGGCCGGGCGGCGGTTGAAAACGCCGGAAAGACCGCGGCTGCCGCAAAGGTTGCAGACCAGCTTGGCGTAAGCGTGGACACCGTCATCGGGCGCATGGTCGGGTTCTCCGATTCCTCCGATGAGGTCTCCAAGGCACTACAGGGGGCCGGGGCCAAGGCCCTCGGCTACCGCATCAACATCGACCAGATCGATGAGGCGGTCGGCGGTGCCCTGAATTCGCAGAAGGTCATGGTCGGGTTCGTTGAGCAGCAGCGAGCGGCGTTCGATGAAGCCCAGCGTGTAGCCGAGAAGTATCGGGAGGCACAGCGAGCTCTGGCGAACCAGCAGGATGAGACGACTCGATCCAACCAGCGGTTCAACGACGCGTTGGCCGTGGCGCGAGACAGCACGCAGGATCTCGAAAAGCGTGTGTCCGCACTCAAATCGGCGCTGAACGAGCTTTCAGGTGGTGCCAAGACTGCGGCACAGGCGGAGCTGGATCTCGCGCAGACGAACAACAGCCTGCGGGACTTCCTTGCACAGACTGACGAGAACGGGCAGAAGCTTTACAACACGTTCATCGATGCCGCCGGCGCGCTCGACACCTCATCGTCCTCTGCCATTCAGCTTGGGCGAATGATCGAGTCTGCAAGCAACGACATGCTCGGCGCGATGCTCCAGGCATATGACACTGCAGCGGCGACCGGCGATTATGCGCAAGCGATGGAGTCGGCGAACTCTGTAGGGAATCAGCACGTCGAGTCGTTGAAAGCGACGATGCGTCAGTCGGGACTGACGGAGGAGCAGATTAACGCCCTGATCCAAAAGTACGGCGAGATTCCGACCATTGTCACCACGATGCTGAACGACAACGGAACCTATAGCGCTACAGAAATTGCGGCGCTGAGAGTTACCGATGCAGTTCTCAAGGTCCCGAACAAGACCATCGAGATCGATGATCCAAACTCGGCAGCGGTGCTTGACACTCTGCGCCTTCTCGGGTTCACGGTCACTCACCTTCCGAACGGGAAGATCGAGGTTTCCACAAACAACGTCCCCCAGGTGGAGCGTGAACTCAAGGGTCTTGCAGAGAAAAAGCGCGAGGCGAAAATCGATGCATCCAAGGGTGTGGACGCAGTGTCGAACTGGCTGGCCCAGCTGACCCAGCAACGCACCGTGCAGATCAACGCGGGGTATGGCGTCAGCCGCGGCCCTGTGCCGAACGAAAACGGTGGGCTGTATTCGTACTCTGGCCGCAAGGTCCAGGCGTTCGAGAACGGCGGGTTCCCCAGCGGGTTCTACGGTGGCGGCCGCCCGATCTACAAGTTCGCCGAGGAGAACGTCCCCTGGGAGCTGTTCGTGTCAGGGAAACCTGGCGAGGAACAGCGAAACGCCGCCTTCGCAATGGAAGCACTTGACCGGCTCGGCATGCCTGTTGTGCCGGCGAGTCAGCTGCAGTACGCCACCGCGTTGGCCCCGACGGTCGCGCCGCAGATCATCGTCAACCCCGAGGTGTCTCTCGCGGGTGCGGTGTTGTCGGCGACGATCGATGGCCGCCCGATCGAGTTGATGATCGATTCCCAAATCACCCGACGAGACAACGAGACGGCCCGTAACGCGGGCCTCGGATTTAGGAGCTGATCTTGGCCATAACCATGAACTATTTCCCTAACCCCGGGACTATCCCTGGGGGCACGATAGCTCCGTTCGATGTGTGGGCGGGGTCGCCGGGCAATGCGGCTGCTTTGCAGTTCGTGGCTGCCAATTGGGCCACTCGCGGGTACGTCCTCATGGCGCGATGGTCGTCGGTCCAGGGCAGTGCGGGCTCGGTCTCGATCGAGCTCGCGCATCCGGGCATGGTGCCTGGTAAGACCTACACGATTTCTTACATCGTGTTGCGTTCAGAGACAGAAGTGGTCGGTGCCCCAGCAGTGTGGTCCGACGCTTCGGGATCTGACGTAAGCGTTCGGGGGACCTCGGGCGCTATCGGCTCCGTGCCTGCGTGGTCTGGGCAACGGAGATGGGTCACCTTCACTCTTGCGCCGGGTGCATTCTCGACACACGCGAGAGTGGTGGAAGATTTCCCATCCAAGAAGGCTGGCGCGGAAGTCACGATTTCGGCTCCTGTTATCTACGAAGGCTCGTACCAGTGGGACTTCGGATACCTGGATGGTGACGTATCGCCCGGCCCAGGTGAAGCTGTGGGCTGGGTCGGGGCTCCGGGGAGATCGGCAAGCTTCCGGGTCACCCCGGAAATCGACCTCAAACCGGTGCCCGACGGTACGCCTTGTCCGTATGTGGAGATCGTCGCGCGAGACTTGCCGCCGTCCACGTCGAAGGTCACAATCTGGCGCACCGCGGCCGGCCGCACCACCGAGGTGCGCGGCGCGGTCCGCGCGTCCGCAAGTGATGCGCTCGCCCGCGTCGATTACGAAGCGCCGTTCGGTGTGCCCATCACGTACCGGGTGGAGCCATTCACCGCCAGCGGGGAATCGCTCGGCCTGGTAGGTCTTTCCGAAACCCAGCTGGACGTGGAAGAAACCTGGGTGCACAACCCGCTCAATCCCGCCGGCGCTGTAGCGGTGTCCTTCCGAGGATCCGCAGTTTCAGGAGTCTCCCGTCCTATGGATGCCGAAGTGCACCACCCAATCGGTCGCCGAGTGGGCGTCGTGGTCTCCTCTGGACGGCGGGGCGTGACGGACGTGTCACTCGATGTCATGACCGAAACGCTGGAAGCAGCGGACCGTGTCGCGGCACTCCTTGGAGACGAAGGAGCAGAAACCACCCCAGTGCTCTGCTTCCGCGTCGGGGCCAACGACCGGGTCCGACTGCCGCGGCCGTTCTTCGCTGTCGTGCCCGACATCGTCGAGTCCTCATTCGACTACACCAAAGGCACCGGCACGAAGATCGCCCACTCGATGAAGGGCACCGAGGCGGCCCCGCCCGCTCCGGGACTGTTCATCCCGCTGCTGACCTATGCGCACCTGAACGCCTACTACGCCACCTATGCCGCGCTCAACGCGGACAACGCCACCTACCTGGCAGTCAACACCCGATACGACCTTGTGAGGTGACATGAGACCTGGCACAGAAGCTCTCAACGATGTGCTCCTCGGGGGGTCATTCTCCCGAGAACTACTCGTGGACGTGGTCCACGGGACCAACACGGTGCTGGAAAATCTGCCGCTGACCGCCTGGGCATTCAAGGGCGACCTCGGCGCAGACATCAAAACCTCCGGCACCGCGACCTGCGTCTATATCCCGCCCGATGGGGAGCCATTCGCGCCGAAGGGTGCCGACGGGATCCTTTCCCCGTATCGGGCCCGGCTGATCCTGAAAATGAAGGTGACCGCCGGCGCGTTCTCCGAAACCGTGCTGCTCGGCTGGGGGCGGGTCATGAAAACCCCCGGTGCCCGGGACACCATCGACCCGGTGCTGCGCGCCAACCGTGTCACCTCCTCGGTCGTTCCGATCGTGTGGGACGGACTGGAGCGCAACATCCAACGGTCCGGTTTCTACTTCCCCACCCCCGCAGGCACCGGCGCATGGGACGAACTCGCGCGGATCACCGGCCTGCCGGTGACCCGTAATGTCCCAGACACGGCAATCCCGAAAAACACGGTGTGGGAAGCCAAGCAGGGCGGACGACTGGACGCGGTCCAACAGATCGCATCCCTGCTCGGCGGACGTGCAGCGATCAACCCGGCCGGGCAGCTCACCATCTTGCCCAACGCGCTCCCGCGCGACCCGATCCTGATCCTCAAAACCGGGCCGGATGGAACCATCACCGACCTGGAATCTGATATCGACATCGACAACGTTTACAACGAAGTCGTCGGGCTATACGAGGTCGGTGAGGATCGCCGCCCGGTCTACTCGATCGCACGCGTCGATGCCGGGCCCCTGTCAGTGAGCGGCGACTTTGGCCTGTCCACCCGCTACCATGCGTCCGACCTGGTCACAGATCAGGAATCGGCCGACAAAGCCGCCAGATCCGTGCTCGAAGAATCGATCGGTTCCCAGACGTACAAGGTGCAGGTGCAGTGCATCACGCACCCGCTCGTGGAAAACAACGACTACGTCGAAGTTCAGGGCGTAGACCGCACCGTCCGCGGCCGCGTCATCGCCTACGAGCTGTCCGATTCTGCCCTGATGACGCTGGTTCTGGAAGTGCGCATGGTGCTGGCATGAGTACCGCTCAGGTCCTCGCCCAGATCGCGGCCACGATCCCGCAGGTGCAGAGCTACACGGCGACTTTCGTGCGGATGTCTGGCGCGCTCGCGCTGGTCACGATCGGGACCAACACTGTCCCAGCGCGCTGTTCCGGGTTTTACCCGCCCGCGGTGGGCATGACCGTGCAGGTGCTTGTCCAGGACGGGCAGCTCCTCGTGGTCGGCCCCGCTGTCCCGCTCAACCCTGTCGGGAAGATCAAGGCCGCCCAAACCCCCAAGGCCACCGTGACCGTAGACGGGGTGGATTACCTGCTCGGTGTCCGTGTCGGCTATACGCCGGCCGTGGGCGACGATGTCGAGATCAACTGGGCAACCGGGATCATTCAAGGCAAGATCGCCGGCGCACCCACCCCGGAGCCCCCGCCCACCGGCGGCGGGGGCGGGCCGGTCCAGTTCGCCGGGATGCTGGTGCAAGCCGGAGCCTCGGGCAACTGGTGGACCAGCGGCCCGTCCTGGAACAGCACGGACCCGTGGGCGTCCACGAACAACGTCGGCGCGTGGTTTTACGGTGCCGCGCTGCGCAACGCCCTCGCCGGAGCCTCCCTGACCTCGGCCGAGATTTACCTCCCCGCACAAGCTCTGCAGGGCACCGTCTCGCTGGGGTTGCATCCGCACCCTTCCCAGCCTGGCGGTGCGCCTGCCGGGTCCGCATACACCGCGCTGGGCAGCGCATCCGGTTGGGTGCCCCTGCCCCCCGGTTTCCCCGAAGCGCTACAGGCCGGCACCGCGCTTGGCGTGACCGTGCGCTCCACCAACGGATTCAACAAATTCTCCGGCGTCCCTCACACCCCACTATCGGGCGCGATGCGGTTCTCCGGGTCCAGATAGGAAGGCTGACATATGGCAGCAAACAGCACGGACCCAACAACAGGTCGCCCAATGTTCATCGAGAACCAGGCCGTGCAGGTTGGTGCGGACCTCGACACCGTTTCCAGGTACGCCTCCGAAAACGGCAACCGCGTCGCACTCACCACAGCCGAGCGGCAGGCATTCAAGTACGGCCGGGAAGGCCTGGAATGCTGGGACAAAGACGAAAAACGCGAGTACCTCTGGACTGGTGGCGCGTTCCGGCGTCGCAGCCTGCTCACCTCGCAGGTGCAGGTCCAGCAGGGTTTCACCTCCCCGATCAACCGCCTGGAAAAGGACGCCGACGGCTGGGTCACCGTGACCTACCAGGTGACCCGAGACGCGTTCTCTGGCATTGGCCAGCAGCTCGGCACCCTCCCGGCCGGGTTCCGGCCCAGCCTCGATGTGCCCGCCGCTGGCAGCGCCACCTCTGGCGCGCCTCCCGGGCTGTGCACCGTCCTGATCCAGTCCAACGGCGCAATGGTGTTGTACGCCACCGGAAACGGGAACCGCACCTTCTACGTCACCGCCCGCTACTTCGCCCCGTAAGGAGACCTATGCCTCTGCCATTTCCCGCCGCCCAGGTGGGTGCCCGATTCGGGAAGCGCAATTATCCGCCCAACCCGTACCACAAGGGCATCGACTATCCGCTGCGCGCGGGCACCCCGGTGCCCGCCGCAGCGGCCGGCACCGTCATCGGTACCGGCCACACTGCAGGGTTCAACCATTGGGTCGAAATCGACCACGGCCACAGCCTCACCACCCGATATCACATGCTCGGCACTGTGCAGGTCGCCCGTGGGCAGAAGGTTGCCGAAGGGCAGACCATCGGCACGGTCGGCCCGAAGTTCGGCGTGAGCACCGGTGAGCACCTGCACTTCGAGCTGCACGACAAAACCCGTCGCGATCCCATCTATGGCACCGCGATTGACCCCCTCGCGAACATCGGCCGGCTCACCCCGGCCGCGCCCGCATCCATCCCCCTCACTCTCATTGGAGACACCATGATCCGTATTCAGTCCCCCGGCCGCGGCATCGCCCTCATCGGTGCCGGCTATTACCGTCACCTCACCACCAATGAGGAGGTCGAGCAGTCGGGCCCCCTCATGGAAAAGCACGTCAACGGAAACGACCGCCAGTTCGACCTCTGGGTGTCCATGGCACTCGCCGGCCGAGCTGCTGTTACCGGCGAGCGTGCCGCCGTGGACACGACTGGTGTCGTTGAGCAGGTCCTCGCGGGCATCCGTGCCACCGGCGTGAGCGTGAGCGTGGACGTGGCCGCGGTCGCCAAGGCCGTGAACGACGACCTGATCGCCCGGATCGCCGGTTAGTGCCGGAGGTAGAAGTCCCAGCATGGCTCGTCCCGGTGTTGGTCGTGGCAATCCCAGCCACGGCCACCCTGGTCGGTGCCGTGGTGGCTGCGGTGTTCAACTACCGGGCCGCATCTGAGACGGCCCGGGCAGAGGCGCAGCAGGCCAGCATGAGCGCCTCCGACACCCTCATCAACCAGCTTCAAGAAGAACTCACCCGCTACCGGGAAGACGCCGATCGCCGAGCCACTGCCCAGGATGAACGCATGAACCGGCTCGAATCGAACTCGGACGGCTACCGCACCTACGCGCACGAACTGCGCGCCCATATTTTCGACGGGCTAGGCCCGCCCGCACCCGCGTGGCCCGACGGCCTGCCCAGATAGGAGCATCATGGCACGACATGCAGTAGAAACCCCGTCTGGGGAAATCTGGTTCAAGAACCAGCGAGCACTCCGCACCGCCCTCGCGGTCGGCATCCCGGCCTTGATCGGCCTCGTCGCGATCCTGCCCGAGATCATCCAGGCGATCCTTACCGAGGCCGGCGAGACGCTGCCGGCAGGGCTGCGGCTGTGGCTCGCCGGCGCGGCCGCGCTGATCACCACGGTGGCCGCGACCATTTCCCGGGTCATGGCCATTCCCGCGGTGGACGAGTGGCTGCGTCGCTGGACCCCGTTCGGGTCCACGCCGCGCGGCGAGTAACAAAGGTGGGGCGACTCTTTCGAGAGTCGCCCCAACTTTTCTGCGTTCACCTAGTTG